TCCCGGTTTCGGCTCAAGGGGGTCAAAATGCCCCTTTTTTTTTATTTTACGCCAATAGACTATAAATCAACATCTTACAAACCTAATCGACTGATTTCCAACATGTTTAAGTAACCTTTTTAATGGCTACCACCGTTACTCTGCGTTACTTATCGTTACATTGTTGAACCAAGTGTGATACCAATTTGTTTCTGGTATCACAGCTGGTATCACACTTGGTATCACATTTACCGTAATTAACAAATTATAAATTAAAAAAGAAACAGTATGGAAACATGGAAAATCAAGCCGGTATTCGACAGAAAAAAGAAAGCAACACCGGAGAAATCAGCTAAGGTTGAAATTGAAATTCAATTCTCGCGTACAGAAAGAAAATGGATCTCAACAGACATTGAACTGTATTCAAACCAATGGGATGGAGAATTTGTGGTACGTCACGCTAAATTCAAACAATTAAATAAAGCAATAACCCAATATGTAAAAAAGTTTGATGATATTATCAAAAATATAAGAAAAGAAGGAAAAGACATCAATCTAAAAAACTTTAATATTTTTTATAACGAAAAACACGTAAAGTCTAAATCGTCATTTTTAGATTTCGCTTATGACGAGTTACAAAGAAGGGATCTTAAATGGTCAACCAAACGAGCGCACCTTATAGCACTGGAAGCTCTAAAACGCTCCGGAGTAATTAAAACATTTGACGATATCACTCCTGAAAATATAGCTTTATTTGACAGGTTTATAAGAAGAGAAGATCCAACAAGAGGACAGACAACAATACATGGATACCATAAGAGAATAAAACCTTATATTAATGAAGCGCTTCGGCTTGGACTTATCGAGGACACACCTTACAGGGTATTCAAAGATAAACATGGTAGATATAAAACAAGACAGCCTCTCACAATGGACGAACTGCAATCTATCCGCAATATAGAGTTGAATGATCGACAATTACAAAAAGTACGTGACCAGTTTATATTTCAATGCTATACCGGCTTATCATGGGTTGACTTATACATGTTTGATTATGACAGATGTACTGTAGAACATAACGGAGTTGCATATATAGACGGAGAACGTATCAAGACCGGAACCAAATTTTACACACCTATACTTACTCCAGCAATGGAAATATTAAAAAAATACGATTATAAATTTACAGTCCCTACTGTACAGTCATTTAACAGAAGCCTTAAAATCATAGCTGAACTTATCGGCTTAAAAAAGCCCTTAACCAGTCACATAGCCCGGCATACATTCGCTACCACTGTTGTTTTAGCAAATGACGTACCTATCGAAACGTTGTCTAAGATGCTAGGGCACACAAAGGTTTCAGTCACACAAGTTTATGCAAAAATTCTAAATAGTTCAGTAGAAAAACATGCGGAAAAATTAAACAGTATTATATAAATCCATCCGTTGTGCTTATGAGTTATCGCTTTTAGTTCATAGGCACAACGATATCACCCTTGCCAACACGACAAGAGGTATCAGCCTGTATATCCACCTCTCTATACGTTCCATCGCATCACAGCAAGTAAACGACAAAAATACCAGTGAGGCACATCATCTGCATGTTCAAGCAATATGTTCAACTTATCTTCTTCCATATTCTGTTAACATAAAAAAAGCGGTAAAACCCGTTGGGGATTACCGCTTAATGCTAAATAGTTACTTTATTTTGCGTTTTTGAATATTTAATTTTATCTTTGCGCCATGAAGATAGCCCTTGATACATTGAAAGGCTACGTTGACCGTAGCTCACTAGTGTAGATGTATGGGGGGTATCTTTTTTTGCACCTTTAGATTGCAGAACAAAACTACAATTCGAAAAAATTATTTATCAATCTTTTTCATTTCCTTTGCTGTCATTTTAAGAGCTTTTTTAATTATAGGCAATTCTTTTTCTTGTGGCAACTGTTCAGGTTTGCGCCCAGTATTTTGTTCTACTATATTTCGGACTTGTCTTCCAACAGTATAGTGTGTTTGTTCTAAATTAGCTTGTCCAGATATTTGTTTACTCTTTATAAGCTCTTCGGTTTGGGTAACACGGAATAGATTGGCAGCAAGTTCGGTACGGCTCATTCTGTCAAATAGCTTTCCTTTTTTAACGCCACGTTTCTTTTCAAGCTTCCACGATTCCATATTATACATACCCAGATAACCTGCATTTTGAAACTTTGCATAATCAGTAACATTTGCGGCTTTTGCTGTTGAAGCGAGAGATTTGTTTCCATCTGCAAGTTCTTCACGTATTAGCACGCGGTCTATTTCCTGATTGTTTTCAATGTATAATTCAAATTTTCGTGTTTGCTGTGCGAAATAAGCTTGCGCCAATGCTACTTCTGGCTTCTTTGGATCGCCATTCATAGCAGCAAGATAACACGCAAAACGTGTAAGTTTGAAGTCTTGGAACTCAACACCATTATTATTGCGTTTCACAGCTATTATATTTTCATAATGAGGAATGTTGAGCGAAACAAAAGCCTTTGTCGCGCGGTCAAGAACTTTACAAAATGCTTTCATATCATTATATCCAAGCATAACCATTACTTCTGAGGCCCACCAATAAACGATGCCGTTTTGGTTTTTAAAGTCTTCAAAAGAAAGAATCGCATTGTTGTTTTCTTGTTCCATTTCCATCTATAATTTAAAATTCGGCTCAAAGATAGAATAAAGTATTTGTTATTCCAATAATATCATATAATTAAGATATATAATTTTATTGGATTTATGTATATAATTTCACGACTATTTTGTAAAAACGGTAATTCCAACAAGTCAAAGAACGCTTCTGTTCGATTATTATTTTTCCATTCCCTTTCTGCAATGTTCACATAAGAACTTTTTGGCTACAGGGAACATCTTTTGACCGACATATCCACTGAGATATTGCGCTTCCTCTCCATAAGGATCAATCCCGAAAGCCTTGGAGATATGCCGGCACAAATGACCTTTTTCGTGGTCCCACGAATTTTGAAACTCTTCGGGGGTAGAGGTTAGTGAGATAACCATTACTGTCTCTCTTTTCCTGTAGTCCGAATAGGTTAGACCGGTATTCATTCTGCCTTCGGTCAGATTGCGATACGCACGCTTGAGGGAATCCCCCCTGCATCCTATACGGTACAGGTCCATAATAATCCGATCCGCCCAATAGGTGTGTACCGCATAATACACTTTGACGTGCCAGTCTCCATATTTCGGTATGTAGAACTCCTGAACAATCATATCACATCCGACCAGATTACAGGAATCCCTTTACCTATACAGGTGGCAAAGAACTCGTCAAACGCCCTGCAAGGATCGCCATCAATATCATCAAGGTAGCATTTTATATGCTTGCACAAGTGTGCCTCGTCAACCAATGATTTTTTATAGAAATCCGCTTTCAGCATGTTTGCGACATAAGCAACGTCATAACCCTTGTCGTGCTCGATAGTAATTCCGTTCGCTTTCAGCATATCGTCCACTTCATCTTTGCTCCACGGCTCCAGCTTTTTCTCTTTGCCCGTGGCTTCGTCTTTCACCTTCATTTTTGAAACGGCCCATTCATAAAGTTTCTTGCTGAAATGAAAGCCGTATGCTTCCAGATATTCCCTCATGCCCGATGGAAATCTGCTGTATGTATCCAATCTCTGTTCCATAACCTTTATTTAAAAAGAGGGGCATTCCACCCCTCCACCATTAATAAAACTCACCGTTAGCGCGTCTGCGTCTGCGTTCGCCCATGTCATCCATACGCGGATATTCAGGAAAGTATCCGGGGTATCTGCGTTCATCCATGCCGGATGAGCTTCCACCACCTGAATAACTTCTCCCACCATCACGGAAACCCATCTCTCCGCGCATCTCTCTCATGGCTTTTTCGTAACCTTTGCGGCAGCCTTCCTTGTAGGCTTCCTCCACTTCGTCACCTCTCATACCGAAGCCGCGTCCGTAATCGTCACGCCCTTCTTCTAATATTTCCCACATTCCCATAATCATTTCTTGTTTTTAGATGCTTCAACCACTCCGAGCTGTTCCATTAACTTCTGATTCTGTGCAATGAGGTCAGCCATATTTTTGCTCATTTCTTGCATGTTCTTATCCATATTGGACATTTGCCCTTTCAATGCGGATATTTCCTGCTCCTGCTGTTGCTTGGCTGCAAATTCAGGGTTCAGCATGGCAAGCATCTGGTCACATACCCTAAGAAAGTTCTGATGATATTCCACACTTTTTAGGACATCCTCACTTTTCTGCTTCATGGTAAGGACCTCAGTATTCATTTCGTCTCTTGACCCTGTAATCAGCATCCCTGTCTTAATATCATCGGCAATATTGGCATTAGCCGGTATCTCTTGCAAATTGACATTCTGTCCGTTTATATTCACGACAAAATCAATAACCTGTACCGGCTGTGGATAAGGCATGTTGGGAACAGTCTTATATATGGTTTTTATGGGGCTTACATTAACGACCTGCCCACATTCCAAACTTGGATTTGCACCTCTATGAAGAAGATATAATGTACTGTTTACTCGTAAGTTCTGAAACATGATTGTTTAATTTTAAGGAGTGTGGTTATTCCCATTTTGGGAACCACCACAAAACTCCATGTTAATTATTACTTGCTCCGTAAAGAAGCGGTTTCTACTGTAGGAGCCGGAGCCGTTGTCGGTCTGTACCCTCCATTAACAAGATACAATTCGTTGGTGTACTTGTTATAATGAATCTCATAGATGCCGGTTCCAGCCAAGTTTGCAACAGTCACAGGCTCATTGTTATAAGCCATCAACGGTCTTGTGTCCCCATTAGTTCCTATCAATATCGGAAGTGTAGCAGTCGTGCCGGCAGGTATAGCCTGACGGAGGCTGATATAGAATCCTCCAACATAATCCCTGTTACGGAATGCGTGGTTAGGAAGTTCCAAAATAACATTCTCCGTGCCGACTGTTACAGCCACCGTAGGAAGAGTGTTGAAATTTGTTCTTCCGATTGATGGGAATAGGGATGGGAATCCTGTAAAAAAGTTAGGCCACATATCTACCTCCTTTCTTACCGGATTAACCCCAGTAGTTGTTGCAACCACATCCACTACGTCCGTATACAGCGTCACCCATATATGCACCGTAGGCGGCTGCACGGAAACAATCTGTATTAATAGCGGTTAAATTGGGGTATTGAACACTCACAGTATTGGGGAGCTTGCATTTGATTCCATCAACATCGCTTTGTAATGCCTGCAATCCGGCTGCCAAAGGAGCAATCTGTTGTCCTACTGCACTCAGGATAGTGGCGTTCTGATTACGCTGGGATATTTCGGCTGTTAAAGTAGCCTTTTCCGCAGTAAGAGATGCGATCTTGTCCTGCAATGCCTGATTTTGAATTGCATCAAGTTTAGCAAGGATAGCATTCGTGTTGGCAGTAGCACCGTCACGCAATGACAATGCATTGTTGTTCATTGTATTGGTAAGGGCATTCATTGATTCGCAATTCTGCAAACGTCCTTCATAGCCTTGTCTTTCAATAGCTGTTTGCGTTTTGCAGCAACAATCGGCAAGTTGAGTAAGAATAGACTGGTTGCCTGACTGCATAGCATTAATAATCTGGTTGGTTGACAATCCCACCTGATTACCTACTTGTGTAATGCTATTCTGCACATTGCATAATGCTGTCTGAACCTGTTGGGTAGAGCAGTTGAATGAAGAAGCCAATTGAGAGATAGCATTACCGTTACCCTGAATAGCTTGCATCAACAATTCGCGTCCTGCGTTTCCTGCCAATTCTGCCGGAAGTCCGTTAGCTCCGTTTCCTCCACGTCCACCGAACAAACCGCTACCATTGCCGTTCCATCCAAAGATACTTGCTATCACAACAAGCCAGATAATGCTCCACCATCCGTCCTGTCCTCCAAAGCCGTTGCCGTTATTCATCAAGGCAAGCAGGTTAGGGTCTATCCCCTTGTTCCCAAACATTCCGGGAAGCATGGCGGTAATGTCAAGCTTGCTACCGCCTGAGCCTCCATTGCCTCCGTCTGAATTAAAAACATAAGTTCTTTCCATAAGTATTTGTATTTTGTATCCCGGTCAAAATTGACCGTATGCAAAAGTATATATATCATAACTCATGGAAAATCAGTTGTTTCCCAACAAATTCTTTATATTATCCCAATATATTCTCATCATTTTTTCACTTTTTAGACGTATATGAAAATTTGATATCATATAGTTCACTGAACGCTTAGTTTTATGAATGAGAGAAGAAATCTGAGATGGATAAAATCCTTTTTCGTATAGAATATATACAAGGATATATCTAGCGTTAACAATCTCTGTGACACGGTTGTCACTTACTATTAATTCGGTAGGTATTTCTGTTCCTTTAGAAACAAGAGCTATTATTTTGGCAAAAATTTCAGACTTACACATTGTGGTTTAAATTTTTGTTGTATTTTTGCCTTGCCAATCAAATACAATCATGACAAAAGCATACGTAGGAAATAAGTAAGGATATTACTACCCCTGACACTTACCTATGTATGCTTTTGTATGCTTTAAAGTTTGATTGGCGTTAAACTTCAAGTGTCGGGGGTTATTTTAATTCTGCCCCCTGAAAGAATTACTTTTATTAAATGAGTTTTTTATTATCTGTCACACTTCTACTTATGGCGGATAATACTTGATATGCTATCTCATCTTGCACCTCCCTTCTTCTTTATCAACCAAATGACTACGATTAACAATACTAATATAATACCTATAGATAACTCTCCTAGTTCTAATTTTGTCTTCTGCCACCATGTTAATTCCTTCTCCACAGGATAGGGAACCCCTACATCTTTCTCCTTCTCTACATAAACTGTGTCGTTAATTGTCCTGTCACGGTAGACTATATGCCACTTGTCAACTAATACTGAATCGTTCTTCTCTCTTATATAGACAGAATCCTTAATGTGGATAGAGTCACGTTCGTACACAGTAAGATAAAGACTGTCAGTCCTTATTGTTTCTACGGGAACATACCTTATACTCCGGCATGACCCAAACAGCAATAGCAATGCTATCCCTACTGCAATCCATATATAGATCCTTAGTTTCATAGCAGGTCCCATCCCTTATAGATATCCTCCATTACGGCAGGAACACCATTCTCAACATAAGATATAGCAGCAGCCAAAGAGCACATCGTATCTTTATCCTCAATGTCCGGAACATATACTGAAGGTACCTGCATATCCTGACATACCCGTCTGATGTAAGCCCCTGTATTGTTCTCTGTCTGTGGGGCCCATCTTGTAATAAAGTCTGCAATACAAACACAGTTGTGTCTCCTTCTGTAATTCTGCAATGTACGGATTAAAGCACGATAACCCCATTTCATTTCTACAAACTGAAAAAACTCCTTGTCTGTCTGTTTTTCTCTCAATCCCTGCCATTTATCCTTTGTTATTCGGATATTACCCGGATTTGCATTTCTAAGACCTCTTGGTAAACTCTTCATTTCTTTCCCTCCTTTTCTTTTAATTTCTCTATTAAATTATTAAAGCGACTGTTAATATAGATGCTGATGCCAAAAACACTACCGGCATACAACAGACATTGAGCAAACAACCACAATACACTGTCGTGTATCTGACCCATAGGTTCCGAGCACACAAAGCCGGCCACAGCCAAGGACGCTCCCAGTACAAGCATCCCCACGGCAGTTGAATACTGAATGTTTTCTTTTGTCTCCTTTCTCATTATACAAAAATTATAGTTCAATCCTTTTTTAATCCTTTAATTACACGTTTTGGATTACCCGATTTTCAAGCTAACCTTTATTTTGTTATACAAAACAAAAAAGAGCCTGCTACGGAAACTAATCCGCAACAAGCTCTTGGCTTTATCAAATATGTAGTATGTCCTTTCGTCATAATTAATGTGGCGTGCATCTTCACACGCTTCCACAAAGATAAATATTGCTTCTTTCTTTCGCAAATAAGAATACAAAAAAAAGAACGACCGCCAGCAAAAAGCACAGCAGCCGTTCAATCCACGCCCTACTCTCTATCCCATTTTCCCAAGAAGACAATAGCGAAGATATCAAACAGGTTGTATCCACATGGGAAAAAGGTTAATAAAATATATGTTGTATAATCTGTTATTTTAATTTAGATTAAACAAAAATAATATTTAAATTGTTTGTTAATGAATAAATTAATTTGTTCCTTTGTAGCAGGCAATAGCCTTCATGGTGTGAAGTTACACCATACCCACTTTTAGAACGTGATCACTGTGGAGGCAATTGCTGTATTATAACGGCGGTTGCCTTTATTGTTGAACAATGAAACAATGGTTTAAGATACCTTCTTTAAAGAAGTCGAATAAGGATATGTATAGTGATGCTACTTATCATGGTAAAGATGATGGTGGTAATTTTATTTATGTTCCTAAATGGGTGGAAAATCTGTTTTATGGCAATAGAGGGAATATAGATTTTGACATGTCGACCGTTGAAGGGAAATCAAGAGCCTTACATGAATGTTGGCCGTTTGCAATGGTTCTAGATCATTGCGGAAGAATGATGCAGAATGGGCGGTATTATGTGACGGATATTAACGGAAACGAGAAGAGGAGTTTCAAAGACATTGTGACTCTTCTGAATCGTCCGAATGTGATACAGAGTGGGCGTTCTTTCATAAAGCAGGTTGAGATATCTTTGAAGTGTTTCGGTTTTTGCCCTATTTATACATTAAGAGCTTTAAAATCCGACCTTCCTAAATCCATGATGGTAATACCTCCCGAATTATTCTACATGGAGTCTCTTGGTAAGAGCCCATTTACTCAAACAGAACTTTCTTCAATTTCTAAAAGGGTATATATACGTTGGGGAAATGAGAATATAGAACTTGGTGATGAGGAGTATTTTGTCATATACGATTCGATAATGGATATTCCAAGTAATAATGGAGGGAGAATTACCTTCCACTCCCCTGTGGACGCATTATCTACTCATACTCGAAACTATATGGCTCAACTGATAGGGAGAGGAAACCTTATTGTTAATGGAGGACCTAAAGGGATACTATACGGAAATGATACGACTGACGTAGGGAATGCAGCTATTACTCCGTCTGAATCCAAGAAATTGCAGGATGATTTCAAAAGGAAATATGGTATAGTGCATAAGTTGTATGAAATCATGGTGACTCCTAAGAAACTAGGGTGGATTACATTAGGGTCAAATACAGACCAATTGAAGCTTCATGAGGAGGATAAGGCGTGTTTGGAAGCGATAGCTCAGACGATAGGCTTTGACCCCAATCTGATTATACAAGGAAGTACTTATGATAACTCTTCTCAAGCAAAGAAAGCGGCATATCAGGACCTTATTATACCTGACAGTGAATCTATAACAGAGGCTCTGACTAATGCTATATGTAAGGACAGGGCAATAATCAAAATGGACTTCACTCATGTCCCTTGCCTTCAAAAGGATATGAAAGAATTGGCGGATGCCTTGTCTACAGCCTCTAATGCTGTAGCTTCATTGTATAACAATCGGCTGATTACTTTTGAAGAGGCAAGAACCGAAATGTCCAATTTTACAGATATTGATCCTGATAATCCTAAGGGAGAATTTAAAAGTGAAATAAATAATGATGGAGACAAGCAAATACAAAAACAGGCTGGGGAAGCAGTATAAATCCTTAGCTTTTTATGCAAAGGAGATACAATATGATTCTGGCAGCAGAACTATCAGTGGCTATGCTGCGGTTTTCAATAACATTGATAAGTCCGGTGACATGCTCCTGAAAGGTTGTTTTTCAAAAAGCATACAGGAGAGAGGCCCGGGAAGTTCTGCTAATGATAAGATTATCATGTTGTGGATGCATGACATGCATGAGCCTATAGGACGCATTACGCTTCTGCAAGAAGATGAGAAAGGGCTTTACTTTGAAGCGTCTATTGATGATGTGGAAAGAGGAAATCAAGCGTTGAAGCAGCTTGAAAGTGGCACTTTGAACCAGTTCTCTATAGGTTATAGTTATGTATGGGAAAAATGTGAATATGACAGGGAACGTGATTGCTTGGTTGTAAAGGAAGTCATTCTGTATGAGATATCCGTAGTGTCCATAGGATGTAACGGAGAAACTGAATATCTTGGTCTGAAATCGGCAGAAGAATATGAAAGTGCGTTGGAGTCACTTCCGGTTGAAATAAGTGATGTATGTAAAGGACTTCCGATAAGAAAGAGGGAGGAAATCCAAATGTTAGTAAGAAAAGCGATGTCACTCGCTCGATACAAGCCGGCAGACAAGCCACTTGATGAAGAGGGAGCCGATGAAAAAATAAAACTATTTACAAAACCTTTAAAACTTAAAGAAGCATGAAATTTGACTTTTTAAGCAAAATTGATTTGTCGGTAATGGATGAGGTTTCCGTGAAGTCATTACAGGCGTTGCAGGACGCAATAAACGCTACTGTAGGCGATTTCATGGACGATACTATCGACAAAAAAACTTTTGAGGATAAATTAAATGAGGTTTCTCAAAAGATAGATTCCGAAAAGGAATTGGAAACAGTGCGTAAGGAACTTGGTGAGATGAAAGAGATAATCGTTCGCATGAAAGGTGCAATGCATAAGAATGAAGACGGGCAAATGGTGTTCAAGTCTGTAGACCAGCAGATTGAAGAGCAACTGAAGGATTTCATCACAGTAGGCAAGCATGGAGAGAAAACTGTGGACTTGAAAACGGCTTGTAAGCAGTCCCCCGGTTTTAAGAAAAGCCTTACGCTTGTTATAAACAAGAAGGAGGTTGAGCCCTTGAAGAGTACGGGTGTGGCACCACATTATAACATGACAATTGATAGTCAGTTATCTGTTGATCCACGTTCCCAGACTGTAATCCGTAAATTTGCCAATGTGGCAGCAATATCTACACGATCATTGACTTATGCGGAGTTCAATCCAGGTGAAGAAGAAGCTGAATGGGTTCCAGAAGGCGGTCTTAAGCCTATGATGAGCGGTACATTGGCAGAAGTTACTATCAATGCTGGCAAAGTGGCTCTTGGCGCAAAAGTAACTGAAGAAACATTATCTGATTTGCCTCAGTTGGTTGCGGAGGTTAGGGCTGAGATTATCAATCGTATTGGTTTGAAAGAAGAAGAAGGTATTCTGTCTGGTACTGGTTCCGGCGGTCAGATTAAAGGGATTGGGAGTGATATACCTACATTCTCTTTGACAGCTCTGAAAGTAGATAAGCCCAACACTTATGATGTTATTGTTGGTATGTATACACAGATTGTGTCAATGTCCAATATGGCTTATCGTCCAAATCTTGTGCTTATGCATCCTCTTGACTATGCGCAGATGCAGTTGACTAAGGATGTTAATGGGCAATATCTTCGTCCTTTCCGTATTGGCGATGAACTGATTCAAGGTCTGAGAGTGGAAACCAGCACAGCAATCAAGCAAGGTGATATTTGGGTTGGCGATTTTAACTATCTTAACATCCGTGATGTATGGGTTCTTACCATTACACTTGGATGGGAAAATGATGATTTCACTAAAAATATGGTGACTATCCTTGGTGAAAAACGTCTTATGGCGTATATTAAAAAGCAATATAAAACTGCATTTGTCAAGGATAAGATTGCGACCGTTATTGAAGCTATAACCCCTGCCGGTATTGGCGGATAAATTTATTAAACATTATGAAAGTAAATTTGACTAAAACTTATGAGGTTGAGTTCGCAAAGGACGGGGCCGTTTATAAAAAAGGTGATAAAGTAAGTGTTAATATGTTACTTGCAGGTAAGTTCTTCCAAGATGGACGTGTTGCCACTGTTCCTTCGGAATTGATGGAGGACGCTAAGAAAATCGGTGCTGAAGATTTGTTCAATAAAAAGAAGGACCTCAAAGATATTGTGTAATGTTGGTGGATTATACTTTTTTCCAAGGTGGTATTCTTGATATCGAAGGTGCAGTATTGAATATACATACTCCTTCTGAGACTAATAAGGCAATTGTTGACAGCCTTCAAGGCTTTGTAATGCAATATGAGCCGGAATATTTAGAGAAGCTCCTAGGGGAAAAGTTGTATAAGGAATTCTCATCCTATATTTCCAACGATGGAAAAACGAAGGAAAAAAGATGGGATGATCTTATAGCGCATCTTGTCATGAAATATAGTGATGGCGATAGGGAGATTTCCAAATCCCCCATCGCCAACTATATATACTTCCATTACTTGAGACATAATCACACTCAGGCGACTATTACAGGAGTGAAGGCTGATGGAGATGATGGTCGTCTTGTAAGTCCCGAAAGGAAAATGATGTTTGCATGGAACGACATGGTAAGAATGAATATCAGACTTGTGAGATGGCTTCAAGCCAATAATGCGGACTATCCGGATATCGCCACCGATTTCGAATTGATGGAAACAATTAATTCCTTTGGGTTATGATAATTGATATAATATCAGATGTATGTGCTTCCTTGTCAAAAAGAATGGATAAACAGATAAATTACATATATGGTGACAGTTCTTATATAAGGGAAACACTTCTTCTTCTTGGGAAAAGCAGGGTGACAGCATCGGGAAAATTCCCAATGATAGGGCTGTATGTTCCCTTAGACGAGGAAAGGGATAGTGAGAATTATTTTTGTAAGGCATCTGTAAACATAATAATCGCTACCAATACACTGGAAAAGTATACAAATGAACAACGTCGTGAGATATCTTTTGAAGGTATTCTTCGACCTTTGTATTACGGATTCATAGAAGAGTTAAAAAAAAGTGATAAATTTGATTTCGGTTACTCCGGTATTGTAAGCCATACATATTCAGAAAATTATAGTTTTGGAAGACGTGGTGCTGTTGATGTTGACGGTAAGGAAGTTGGCGAAAAGATAGATGCTATTGAAATAAAGAATTTGGATTTAACAGTTAAAAATCAGAATTGTTATGCGAACAGATATTAGAGAGTGCGGCAGCACGTCCGGATTTAATACTGGAATGAGTTACTGCCCCCTGCAACCGGACAAGGTCGCAGGTGTTATATTGGTCATTCATGGCAAAAAACTGCCCAAGGAATTGACTGCTGATGCTTTGGAGGAAGCCTGTCATGCTGATTATCCGGACAGAATTTATCCTATTACAGGATTTTCGGAATACGCGGTAAGCGGCGGTGAACCCAATACAACAGAAAATGGTTATGCCGGGTCGGAAATAACGGGCTATTCGGCAAGGACGGATACATTCACGTTGCGTAAGTTTAATCTAGCTTTACAAGCTAATCTTGTAGCCAACAAGGATACATTGTTTGATATGTATGTTTTTGACAAGAATAATGTAATCTACGGAGAAGATGACGGGACAGATGAACTTGCGGGTTTTGCATTATCTGGTGTTTACCCTACAGGACAGGCTTATGATTCAAGCGGTCAGAAGGCTTATCTTGCGTTTAATGCGATGTATTCCGATACCGAGAAGATGATGAAAAACATGTCTGTAAAGCAAGCGGGTGTCAATTTGGAAAATGTTCTCAAGGGATTGAATTACGTTGAGTTTGTCAAAATGACATCTCCTGAAAATACATATAAGCTCGTGGATCATTATGACCGCACGGATCTTACTGCATATTATGGATCTATATTGTCTGAGAAGGCTTCAACGGTCGTTTCTGGTGCATCAGCACTGGAATACAGTAACGGTGTGCTTACAGCGACAGGAGGTGTGCCGGTGCTTAAATCTCCTTCTATTTTACAGGCTAATGGGGTCATTGGAATTGAACAATGGGTACAATGAGAATTAATGGAGTCACATTTATAGAGTCCGAGGTGGTCAAACTTTCATTGGATGAGTTTGTCGCTCAGAATATAGATGTATTCTGGAAGGACATTTCTAGAGAAAGGCGGAAATCAAGGCTGGTTTCCGTATATAATAGAATTATCAATAACAGTAATTTAGGAGGCGGGGGAGATTGATCCCCCGTTTTGCTATGACATTGGAGGAATACGCGAGATGTTGGAAGAAATTGGCTGATGGCATTCAGCCAATGATAAGGGATAAGATGGAAAGGGATGTTCCTCAGTTTGAGGAATATATACGAGAACAGCTATATAGTGGTGTTGATGGCGATGAAAGTCCTTTAATTCCCGGATATACAGAGGACCCATACTTTAAAAAAACTTATGGAGAGCATTGGAAGAAAAACGCCGAACGCTATAAAAATTGGAAGACAAAGATACAGAAACCGAAACCTTCATATCTGGGTTTTTCTGCAAGAGGGAACAATACTCCAAACCTTATCATACGTGGAGATTTTTATAGTTCCATCACGGCAATACCAATATCAAATGGTATAAGGATTGCCAGCTATGGCGTTTCTTTTGGTTCTGATATTGAGAAGAAATATGGTTATAAAATTTTCAAGGTAAGCTCCAAAGCAAGGAGGCATTATGTTACGTACAGGCTTATGCCCTCTATTGAGAAATTTATAAGGAGGTGCGAACTATAAAGTATTATTAACAAAAAATGGAATTGAACCGAATTATGAAAAACTGCTTGTGCCAAGGGAATAAGTCAATGAGGGAAATGGAGCATATGCGATCAATCGCAGAGAAGGCTGCTGTTATGGATGAATGTGTTTATATATTATACAAGGTTGGAGATGTGTATAAATTCTGTCGTGAAGGTGAAAACTGGTCGGGTGAGTTTGTTGAATTCATATTTCCGTAAAATGGTGATTTTTATCATTCTATTATTTTGGCGTTTCCCGTATTATTTATTAATTTAGCAACAGCGATAGATAGAGGTTTCGCATAGAAAGATATTATATATTCATTAAGAGTAATGGATATGATGCGGTGGCCGACTCCTCTATATCGGTTGCCGCATTTTTTTATATCCCGTATTAAGATGTACGGAACATCTTGTGAACGAAAAGACATGAAAACGAACCAAATCATGATTCGCCCAATGGGTGATTTTAAAGTAATTCAGAGAACTAAAGATGCGTTTTTCAACGCTACAAATTTATTGAAACAGTGGAATCAATTAAAAGGTATGAAGAAGGAAGTTAATGACTACTTCGGTTTATCTTCCACTAAAGAGTTCATTTACACTATAATGGAAAGAGAAAATTATGATATGGGTAATTACCCCTATCATAAATCAAGGGCAAATAAAGGGGATAATGCGGGTACCTGGATGCATCCATTACTTTTTATTGATTTTGCAATGTGGATAAATCCGTCTTTTAAATATGATGTTCTCAAATTTGTATATGATGAAATGATAAAATTTCGTAATCTTGCTGGCGATGCATACCCATCCATGTGCAAAGCGGTCAGTTCTATTTTGCCGGATGACCTATTTAAACAAAAGGTTAAAGATTTGGCAAAATCTCTCAATATCATAGTCTATGGTAAACATGAATCAGAAATGCGTAATAAGATTGGTGATGAGGCTAAAATTCGCGAATTGTATGAGTTGGAATTACAGATAGCTCAATGGATAGATTTAGGCTTCATCAAAGACTATAACAGCCTTAAATCCACATTGACTAAGTTGTATTACCGGAAATATCCTAATGTTCTCCCAATGTAAATATTGATTTTCCTCAAATGTCTTGTGCGAAAAGATATTTATTTTTTAATTGAAAAACAAAACTATCATTTATGTTGTAATTTAGATTTTGTCTAAATTGTGAATGTGATATTTAATAATTGCGTTACTATATATTACTATGCGTTACTTAGTATTACTATTAATTGGTATTGTCTTTTGTTTAATATTCATACCATTGTATAAGATAAAAACATCATTTACCTTTGTATCTGTAACAAGTGCAAGGCGTTACTTGATGTTGATTAGATATTCTCCTATTGGAGTTTATATATGACTGTTCCGTAGTAGCTTGCACCTATTACGGAACTTTCTTTTTATACGATTCCAAGCGTGGATAGTATAAGGGAGGAAAGCAGGAGTGAATAATGGCACAATGAGGTTCGATCCCTCACCTGCTACAATCAGTCAAAATAAATCCCCGGAGGCGGAAGTGACTGAGCCGCCAACGGGGAACAATATTAATCTTATATCGCAAAGATATGGAAAATTTTAATAAGTTAATACCTATTGATGGGGAAAATGGCGAAAAAAGAACAATAAGTTCACTGCAAATTGCAGAAATTACAGGTAAGGCATATTGTGGCGTGTTGAAAGTCATTAGAAAGATGGATATTATGCGTGTGAAAATAACAATGAAAAATATATTTTCATTATTTGTTTGTTTGAAAAAATGTTGTACCTTTGTAGTGCTACAACTTACTATTAAATATGCCAATGGGATTTTTTATGCCCGTAAGGAAACTTATATATTAAAATATAGGCAGACGATATCCGTGTATCATCGCCCAATGGCAATGGTAGGTTGTAGCAAACTAGGATATTTGTCTGCTTTTTTATTTAATAACAAATAATTTCATTTCATGCTACAACCAAATGAAATCTATTTGAACGGGAATAATAGTACCGTACAGATTGCGTCAGCTCACGAAACGAGCAAGACTTTCTCCTATAATGGGAACGAAGTACTTTTTGACATCAAAGATGATGTTATGGTTAACGCCACACAGCTTGCTAAAATCTACGGAAAGCGTCCCAATGATTATTTGTCCTTACCTGCTACAAATCAATTAATTAACGCAATTACAAGAAAATATGGTATTTCTGAAAATCAATTAGTTATATCAAAGGCAGGTTCATCACATAACGGAGGTGGTACTTGGATGCACAGATTAATAGTAGTTGATTTCTGTCAATGGTTAGACATTGATTTGAAACTGTGGTGTACTGAAAAACTTGATGAGTTGATGCGATACGGCATGACCGCCACGCAGCCAACCCTGGAGCAAATGATTAACAATCCCGACTTGGTTATCAGTCTAGCTACACAGTTAAAGAGCGAACGGGAGGAAAAGCAACGATTGGCATTGGAAGTGCAGAAGAAGGAATAAGAGAAGCAGACTATCATAGAGGAAGCAAAGCCAGCCGTAGTATTCACGGAATGTGTAACAAGCTCGTCTACCAATATTCTCATAGGAGATCTTGCGAAACTTATCACCCAAAACGGATATAAGATTGGAGAAATAAGGCTTTATGAATGGATGGTAGAGAACAAGTTCCTTATCAGAAGGCAGCGATACAGCAGATCGAAGAATAAATATATAAATGACTATATGCCTACACAGAGGGCGGCAGAAATGGGATTGTTCTTCGTGAAAGAAAGACCGATAGTATCGGGTGAAAATCCCATTTTTATAAAACATACCTGTTACGTTACAGGTAAAGGTCAGGTGTATTTTCTGAATAAGTTTAAATCTTTAATGGCTGCATGATCATGGAAATAAAAATGAATAATAGCTTAACATTTGATGAAGTAGCAGATAAGTTGGGATGTTCAGTGGAGGATCTTCAAAAAATAGCTTTAGAAAATGGATTGATTGACGAGAATGGGAATCCTACCGAAATGGCAATAAGAGAGGGCCTTTTTTCTCAATATGCGACAATGGAAGATGAATATGGTACAGTAAATATAACAGTATCACATTCCGAATACGATATGATAGCAGTGTGTATATCAGATCCTGAAGACCATGAGCGTGACAGTGTGGCTTTTATTTCAAGAGAAAAAGCTCATGCATTAGGAGAATATCTTCTTAATATGTAATAACAATATTATTTATTAATCAAGTCTTTCCCACCTTATCTTACGAGGTGGGCAGGCTATTTACATCCGTTAACGTTGCGATTCGCAACATAACCCGAAAAGACTATGAAAACAATAGATAAACTTGAAATTATACTTCAAAAAATGAAAGAACAAAATAATAGACTTGAACGGATATACGGCAAGCATCTCAAACTGATTGTATGCACTGGGAAAAGAAGTGAGAAGGTGAAATTTAAACATGAAGATTGAAATGCTATGTTTATAATTTATTTAGACAACATTCTAAATTGCAAACAAATACGTTGAAATATTTTGATTTGGTTTTAAAAGTATATTACTTTGTTGAAAGTAACCAATTTATTATAACTATATGAAAAAAGTATTATTAACTTTATGTATATGGTTGTACGCTATGTTGTGTATCGGACAAGGAGTGTCGCATCTTGAATTTAAGGGTATTCCAATAGATGGTAATTTACAGGAGTTTGTATCAAAGATGAAATTGGAAGGCTTTTATAGTAAGATGTATAATAATGAAGGTGTAATAATGCAGGGTGATTTCGTAGGAGAGAATAGCCATGTGTTCATTTATAGCACCACGGAAGAGAAAGTAGTGTGGAAAGTATCGGTGTATTTTGATTCATGGGATAATTGGCTGTCTTTGGAGAACCAATACTATAAGATTAAAGATATGTATACAAAGAAATATGGGAAACCAAAGAAACATTATGAATCATTTTCTAATGAAAGAGTTCCTATTGATAAAATGCGTGCAGTAAACTCCGATATCTGTGATTACGCTTCGTATTATTTCTTTCAGAATGGTGTGATAGTTGTGTCAATATCTCCTTTTGGCTGTGTGAAAGTATCGTATGAAGATGAATATAATTCATTATTAGGCAAACAAGAGGAAGAAAAATATCGAGAGAATGATATTTAACTATTTAATAATATAAAAACATTATTATGAAAAAGATTTTACTTGCATTTGTATTGATTGTGTCCGTGTGTTCATGTGGAAGGGTTTATTATCAGGAAAAAAGCACACTTCTTGATTTGCGTGAGTATTCTGGGGATAATGATTTTGTGATTAACCCTACCAATATTTCCAATGGTGATTTTACTCCGCTTGGTACATTGGAATTAGCCTTTATGACTGGGAACTCTGTAAAAAAGGATATGAGAAAATATGTGGAGGAAAAGAATCTCGGATGTGGTTCATACAGATATGTCCCTACTGTCAAGAGAATGGTATCAAAAGCCGTTGAGGAAGCCAAGTCATTGGGCGCAAATGGAATTATTTCTTTTGAAATAAAACGAGTACATGATGTTAAAAAGAATAATAGTGATATGGACACATATTATGTTACAGGAATCCCGGTTATATACAAGAAATAGTTTGTGCTCCATTAATAGGAGAATGATTGTTTGTTTTTAGTGGGGAGAAGTTTTTGCTTCTCCCTTTTTTATTTCCTCACCTTCATAATATCAATAAAATCACTATCTTTGCTCTTAGAAGGTGCATGAAGTCATGCACTACCCAAAACTTACGAAAAGACCATGGCAGGAGCAGAATTTAAAATTACTGATGCGATTGATCCTAACATCGTTAAGAAGTTAAATGAGATAAGGATTAATATTCAAACCACATCTTCCGAATATGCGAATTTCACAAAACAATTAAGTGATGGCATAAATTTTAAGCCGGGTAATCTAAGAGAATACCAGTCTAAAGTTGACAGTTATAATGCTACAATTACCAAATTATATGCTTCTCAAAATAGGTTGTCTGAATTACAGGCTAGTCAATTAAAGTTATTGACCGATATTTCCCGTAAGATAGAGCTTCTTACCAAGCCATTGAATACATTAGCAGACAAAATAACGGAAGTAAAAGTAAATTTGAGAGGTGCTTCCGAAGATCTGAAAAACGTGTCACAAGATGCGGAAAATGCTTCTGTTTCATTTCAAGAAGCATCTAAGAAAATATCCATGACTGCTGCTGATTTTGATTCAATCCGTCAGACGGTAAAGGCTTTTGATACACAAGCCTCCGAATTGAACAGTAGGTTAAGTGATAACAAAGAAACAATTTCAGCCTTAAGAACATCTCTGAGGGAATTATCAAAGGAGTATAAGAAAGGTGCTATCAGCGAAGAGGAATACAAGTCCAAAAGAGATGCTACGGTATCCCAGTTACGCATGCTGACAGAGCAGAATAAACAGTATTCGGCGATATTGAGAAATCATACACAGGTAGCGATTGCCACTACAGGAAGCTATAACGAGATGAAGGCTTCAATGCTTCAGTTGGAAAAGGAATATTATAACCTTTCACAAGCTGCACGCGAGGGAGCAAAAGGTATGGATATCTTGAACAATATCGGCAAGCTGAATCAACAATTAAAGGATATAGATGCACAGATGGGCAATTACCAACGTAATGTGGGTAATTATGCTTCTGGTTGGAATGGCCTTAATGTTTCCATACAACAGATTGCGAGAGAACTTCCGGCTTTGTCTGTTAGTGCCAATACTTTCTTTCTTGCCATATCCAATAACCTTCCTATATTTATTGATGGGTTAAAGAAAGCAAGGGTGGAATATGAACTTCTTAAGAAATCGGGGCAGACTGCTACACCTGTATTTAAACAGGTATTGAGTTCCCTTCTTAGTTGGCAGACGGCTTTAGTTGTTGGGATAACTCTTTTATCGAGTTATGGAGGTGAGATAACCAAATGGGTGGGTAGCCTGTTTGATGCGAGAAAAGAAATTGATTATCTAAAACAGCTTCAGGAGGATTTGAATAAAGCTCAAAAAGAAGGTGTGAAAAATGCCCAAGATGAAGCTGTTAAATTGGATATATTATATAGGGCTGCTATCAATTTGAATAAACCTATGGGAGAACGGAAAAAAGCCGTTGAGGAACTGAAAAAGCAATATCCTTCATATTTTAAAAACATAAGTGATGAAAACATTCTTGCAGGTAAAGCGGCTGATAGTTATCAAAGGCTTGCATCGGCAATTGTTTCTGCTGCCAAGGCGAGAGCTGTGCAGGATAAAATAATAGAGAATGCAAAAAAACAACTTGAACTAGAAGCCCAAATTGAGGATAAGTATATAGAACAAGAGAAGGCGCAAACTAAATTAGAATTGGCAGAAAAAAAACGTGATAATGCTAGGCTATTAGCGCAAACAAAAATAAATCAATTAGGAACATCTGGAACAAAAGCATTAGCAACATCTTTAAGAACATCTAATCAAATAGCCGAATCACAATATAATTCAGCAAAAGCTAAAGTAGATAAGATAGATGCAGATTTATCTAAATTGAGAAAAGAAGCATCTGCAATAGACTTGGAAAATAATAGGCTGGCAAATTCTATTAACATTGGAGATGTTACATTTAATCCTCATTCTGCCGATAAAGCATCGGATGATTTAGCGCAATACATGGGGAATCTTAGGAATAAAATGGCTGACTTGTCCGTTTCTCTCATTAAAGATGAGCATGAACGTAATCTTGCTGCCATAGAGAAAGAATATAAAGACCAGATAGCAGCTGTAAAGGGATATTCTGAGGAAGAGAACAAACTTCGGGAAATGTTGGGCCAAGAGAGAATGCAGAAGATAGCGAAAGAGAATGAGGAATATGCTAAGAAGTTGGCAGAGGCTGAGAAAAAAAGGATCGAGGAAAAGAAAAAGTATACTGATGAGATGCTCAGACTGGAAGAGGAACAATCATCTCTCCGTATAGCAGCTACAAGTACTGGATATAAGGAACTTGAAAACATTATAACAGAAAATTACTCAAAAGGGCTGCTATCGCGAAAAGAATACGATGAAGCCATGCGTGAACTGGAGCGGAAAGCCGCAAACGAGCAATTACAGATACAGATAGATGCTGCTGAAAAAATGATTGAGATAGCGGAAGCATCGGGCGTGGTAAGCAAGCAACAAATTGAAATGCTGAGAGAATCCATAAAGGCTATGGAAGCAGAGATAGGTTCTATAAATGCGGATGATCAGTTGAAAAAAGCGGAAGAGCAACAGGATATCACACGAAGGAATTTTGAAGTGTTGAAAGGTTATTCTTCTGCATTGAAAGATCTTGCATCGGATATCGATAGCCCGTTTGCCGGTATATTTGATGGGATGGATAAGGGATTCAGTATTATGTCTGATAAGATATCGGGTGTTTGGAAAGAACTTACAGACGGTGAGAAGATGGAAAGAACTACCGAGATGTGGGCTTCTATGGTTAGTGGAATTGGTGAAATGATATCATCCATTTATGATCGCCAGATTGAAGCTATTGAGGCTGAACAGGAAGCGAATGAGAAAGCTGGTGAAGAGGAAATTTCCCGTATAGAGGTTTTAGAAGAAAGAGGTGCTATAACAACTGAAGAAGCCGAAGCGCGTAAACGTGCGGCGGAAGATAAAACGGCACAAAAGAATGCCGAATTGGAGAAGAAAAAAGCTGCATTAAGAACAAAACAGGCAAAGTTTGAGAAAGCTACCAGTATAGCTGAGGCGGCTATACAGATAGCAGGTGGTATTTTGCAGACGATAAAACAATTGGGCTTCCCTGCTGCAATACCTATGATAGCTGCTCTAGGTGCTATGGGAGCGATACAGCTTGCTACTATTATAGCGACTCCTATTCCGAAGTATGCCAAGGGTACTGATTCGCATAAAGGCGGATTGGCTGTAGTGGGTGATGGTGGTGTCCCTGAAACAATCGTTACTGAAAAAGGAGCGTATATTACTCCGTCTGTCCCTACTTTGGTTGACATCCCTAAAGGTGCGAAGGTTATACCTTATGCAGTGGATATGGACAGGATAAAGGCTCATGCAAATGATTTTGATGGTCTTATGGCATATAGAAGCGAAAACGATCTTCCTCCTGTATCAATAGTTAATGATTATAGTGAACTGGAGAAAAAGATAGGGCATCTGGAAAAATCACAGCAGATAGGATTTGCAAAATTAGCCAAGGCGATAAGAGAAAACAATTATCAGCAATTTTCAAAAAGTATCTGATTATGAGGTATACAAGTGACATATATGAACTTCCCTTGTCCGTTTTTATAGAGATTTATACCAATGATAGCAATACTATTGAATTTGACGGTGAGGACAAAGGGGCTGTATCGGCAAAAATTATCAATGACTATGTAGAAATTGTCGGGAGCAAACAGTTGTTCTCTGAGATATTGAATTGTAATGAGCGTATGAATCTTGCAATGACTGTGGAGTGCATGAAGGCATGTGAGAACATGATGAAGTTGAAAATGTATGATGAGGTGCGTGATATTCTGATGAAGATAGGTTATTCGTGTAAAAAAGGTGATGTAATGGCTATGAATGCTAGAATATCCGCATTAAATTCCCGTGCACAATATGATTTGGATAAGATAAGTAAGGAAAAGAATGAGGAACTGAAGGAGAAGCCTACAAAACGTGGATTTATAAATGAAGTTGTCGCTATTGGGAAGTATAATAAGATGTATATCAATCCGAAAGAATGGACCGCCGGATCTTATGCCTGTCTTGTAAGGCAGACATGTGACGAAATCGATGGGTTGAATCGTAAAATGAAATAATTATGTATTATCGATGTGAGTTACTTATAAATGGTCTGAAGTACAGGGTTACTGATGATCTTGAAAATTGGGACGAGGTGAAGGCTAGTTTCAAGAGAAATGACTATGACGGTGTTATCCGTACATTTTCCAACAAATTTTCTTTTGCTGGGGATGCTAGAAAATTGCTGTTAAAACAATATGATGAAGATTATTTGAATGCTTCTGCCTCAATAATAATAAGTACAAGAAATAACAGTTGGTTGTATAATGAACGGTTTAGTTGCGCTCTCAATTTTTCTACATTGCAGGATAATGGTCGTATCTTACAGATAAATGCCGTGGATGATAGCGTGGCGTCCATGATAAAGTCAAAAAAAGGAACTCAATATGAATATTCGGTCGAAGAGGTGAAAAGCCCCATTCCTCTTGTTTATGACGGACTTGAACTTTCAGAATCAGCAAAATGGATTCCTACAGGTGATACATTGGAAGACGATGACACTCTTATTAATGTTTATTTCAGCAAGAAAATGTCACCAATGCCAATATATATAACTGCCAGTGATTCCTTAATAAAGGGGTCTCTTGAATTTAATGATCAAACAGTAGGTGGTGATGATGTATATTCGATAAAGGCTCTGAAATCAATTAGGATAAATATAGAGTTTAATATTGATATGTTTGTGTTTAGGAAATATCAGTCTGGTGCTTTGGGATATGATGTAAGAGGTGTGAGGCTCCAGATTATGAAGATAAGTAATGAGATTGATAGTAATGGGGAAGCGGTGACTACGGAAACGGTGATAGGAAGTTTTGAACTTACGACAGAATCAGAAACGCCAGTGGAAAAGAAGGTTTCGGAATCGTACAATATAAGTCTTTTGCATAATGATAAAATAATAGTGAGAGCTATGTATGTCAATGAGAAAGAAGAGATTGTACCTGTATTGCCGGATTTGCCATACAAAGTCTCAACATCAAGTTATTTTAAAGCATCATGGAAAAATCGAATAAACCCTGTTGAGATGGATGTTATAAAGCCCGATACATTGCTGAACAGATTGCTTAAAAGTATTAATGGAGAGAAAGATGGTTTGACTGGAGTGATTGAGGGGACAGGAGATAGAAGGCTTGATAATTGTATGCTCTTGGCGGCTGAATCAGCCCGTAAGATTCCTGGAGCCAAAATATATACATCCTTCACCAAATTTGCAAACTGGATGAGTTATGTGTTTGGTTATGCTTACGACATATCCGGGAATACAGTAACTTTTCGGCATAGAAGCAAATACTTCTCGGATGATGTTGTCAAAAGGATAGATGATTTATCTGATTATGAGATGAAGGTTAATTCTGCATTGGTGTATTCTCGGATACGGATAGGCTTTGACAAACAGGATTACGACACGGCTAATGGAAAGGATGAGTTCCGTTTTACGAATGAATATACCACAGGCGTGACCATGACGGACAATAGCCTTGAAATGATATCTCCATACCGTGCGGACGCATACGGCATAGAGTTCCTTGCTGACAAGATAGGTGAAGATACTACAGACAACGAAAGTGACACTGATTTATTTATGGTAGGGGTAAAATCTGATTCGTCTGGACTTAAGTATATATTGAACAGGGATTATCTTATGGGTGGCGTTCTCAGCCCTGACACAATGTTCAATGCCATGTTTTCCCCTTCTTCTATGGTTTTGGCCAATGAAGCATACATCGGCTCATCTGTTGAGATGCTTACTTTTGCGTCATCAGATGGTAATAGTGATGTGGGTATTGATGGAATGGGGGAAAGTAGGGATATAATTCTTTCAAAAAGGATGTTTACTGTGGCGGAGGTGGAATTTGAGACTTCGGATGTGGAACTTCCGGAAGATCTTACAGGAATTGTTGAAATGGAATACCAAGGCAAAGTTGTACAGGGATATTATCAGCAGGCTGATTACAATTTTACAAAATCACAAAGTTCAAAGGTAACTTTGATCGTGAAAAATTTAAATTCGTTATAAAGATTCAAATTTTAATTGTTATATTTGCAATGAAAGCTTGTGAAGTCACAAGTTACTAGAAACTTACGAAAAGACTATGATATCAATCGGAGATGTTTGTCCGTTATTCTTTAAACCGCTGAAATATAAATATTCAAATGCTGGATGTTTCAGACAAGTATTTTCTGTGTCAGACAACATCCTGCTGCAAATCTTTTGTGATAACGGCGAAAAACCTTCAGCTTATTTGAATGATAAGATCGGCAATATTTCCTCCAAGATAACACTGCTTACTTATGATGTAAATGAAAGCATTAAGATGTATTATGCCTCATTATCTCCTTCGGAGGGGATATATACAGTAACTATAGGCGATAAAGAATGTGAGGAGTTCTGCGTGTGTGAGAATATAGGTGATTCTATTCTGATTGAATATTCCCATAAAGATAATAATTCTGCGTTTGATAATATATTCTGGATTGATGAGGTTCGGCAGATGTTCCAGTTCAGAATAATAGGAGGATTCAAGCCGGATGGGGTGGAGTTGAAAGTTGAAAACGAACAGTTTGTGAATCAGAAGCAGGAGATAATAGAAATGTATTCTCTCCCTTATAAAACATTTGATTTTGTTTTCGGGACAAGTTGTGGCGTTCCGTATTATATAGCGGAGTTTATAAATAAGGTACTTTGCCTTTCTCACGTCAGCATAAACGGTAATTTGTTTGTACGGGAAGGGGATTCTGTCCCGGAAAAGATTGATACAATAGGTAAGAAACAGATGTTTATATATAAAGTGACTTTACGCCCTAGACAAAATGATATCGCCGGGATCGGAGGCAAAACAGAGATTGCAACTTCATCTTCAGGAATCGCGTTTTTACTAACTAATCCAGAAGAGGACGATGTGTTGAAATATAAGAAGGCGAAAGCTGCTTTTGTTAATGAAAATTACGTGTAATCATGGCTAGAAATCGTCCTATAAAGATATTGTGGTACGGTTCGGAAACGGATGATGAAGGAAATCCGATTATACCGAAAATATCCCCGTCATTTGAAAAGCGACTGGAAGGGTTGAATGAGGGAGAGATATACATACATAATGATGATAATAATCCTTCTATTTACATAAGAACCAATAAAGACAGGGTTGTTGCCATATCGGGAGGTGCAAATATAAGTGAATTGGCTAAATATTTTTTGCGCAAAGACAAGGAGGACTCTACAAATTTTCTTTTATCATTACTGGGCGGAACTGTCATTAAGAAATATGCCAAGTTCGGTGATTTCGTTACCGGCGTATTAGGTGGATACATAGACGAAAAGGGCAATCTTGAAATGGAAAGCGGTGTATTTCGTAAGCGTTTGTTTGTTCCTGAAATAGCCTATAACCGTACAACCTATTTCAAAGGACGTATGGTAAACTCCCCCGGTGGTGGTTGTACCGTATTGTCATACGTGGATAACGGCGATGGAACCTACACCATCACTCCCGATCTGACGGACGCGGACGGATTGAGCCAGTTTGTTGATGATATCCTTACCACCTATTTTGTGACTAAAAATAGCGAAGGCAAGCTGAACGGCTTTGAAGAAATGAAATTCCGGGTGACTGCCGCAGATTATACAGCCAAGAAGTTTACTGTCATTCCCCGTCCGGGGCATTCTGACTGGAAACCTGCCGAGCAGATGGTATTGGCACAAACAGGTAACTTTACGGACCCGGAACGCCAGACTTATATACTTATTGATTCAGTCAACGGAAACAACTGTATTACATTTTTTGACAATGCCAACACTTGGGACCCGGAGCCGGCGCAGATGCCTGCGTGGTTCGGCAAAAAAAAGGGCATGACCGTTAACGGAATTGATTGCGAGAAATATTCAGCCGTGTTGCAACAGGTCTTATTGACTGGGCTTATCTTCCAGATAGATGAGATAACGGGAAACAAGGTTCGTGTACCCTTGGACAAGGGTGAATGGGTTGCAGGGAAGTACGCCTACTATGACCGGGTGTCACATAACGGGGCTTTGTGGTTGTGTGTTGATGATAACGGAACGACAACAGAACCGTCAGAAGGTAATCCGGCGTGGTTGAAACAAGTGGCGGAAGGAGCGGACGGAGCGACAGGTCCGCAAGGTGTTCCCGGAACGCCGGGAAAGGACGGTGTTACTTACTATACATGGATAAGATACGCCGACAACGCACAGGGCGGAGGTATCAGCAATAATCCTACAGGGAAAGCGTATATCGGATTCGCCTACAACAAGACGAGTGCGGTGGAGAGCAACACCCCTTCTGACTACACATGGAGTGAGATAAAGGGTGAGCAGGGTGTTCCCGGTGCACCCGGAGCTGACGGAAAAACTTATTACACATGGATAGCTTATTCGGATAACGCGGACGGTACGGGTATGTACCAGCAGCCGAACGACAACACCAAGTATATAGGCATAGCAGTCAATAAGGAGACCGTCACGGAGAGCAGCAACCCTTCCGACTACACATGGTCGCTGTTCAAAGGTAAGGACGGTGCTGACGGTTTGTCTGTAATAGGTGGCGGTCATTGGGAATCCTCCAAAACCCCGTACAAAGCCAACACAATGGTCACTCTTGCCAATTGTGTCTTTATATCCAAGGTGGAAACCTCCAATCCTCCCATCAGAATATTGCGTATCAAAGGTGGCAATTTCTTAAGAAAGAAGGACGGTGGTTATTATCTTGCCGGGAAACCTGCCGACTGGGAGGTTAACGAAGACTGGGATATGCTGCTTGACGGGCGTGAACTGAAAGGTGAGAGTATCACTTTCCTTGGTGAATTTGCCACGGCTCCTGCCAATCCGAAAAACGGTGATTCATACCGTAACACGACTGACCGTGCTACCTACATCTATCAGGACGGAAGATGGCAGCTTATGATATCGGACGGAAAAGACGGTAAGGGCTATGAGTATATATATACAAGAGGCAATATCATAGATAACACCCCTGAAAAGCCGGACAGTCAGCAGAAAGATGGTTATGTTCCGGAAGGCTGGACGGATAATTATCTTGGTACGGACGCAGACCATCAGGTTGAATGGGGTTGTACACGTTTTAAGGAAAATGGCGTATGGTCTGAGTTCAGTGATCCGGCTGTGGTGCATCGCTGGAGTAAGGACGGGGAGAATGCCATCATGGCGGACTTCGATAACGAGATGGTCAATGCAGCCCTTACTTCAGATGGAAAGGTCGTATCCTCACAGACTTGGAATACAACTGTCAGTATGTGGTATGGAACGGAAAAGCTCACCCTTGACAGCATCACCTGTACACCTGACACAAATCTTCTGTGTGCGACAGACAAGAATACGGGAGTGGTGACAATATCGGTATCTGCCGGAGCTACTCTTGCTGCGACAAACACGGTGAAGATCACAATCAGGGCTACAAAGAACGGGCAGCAGTATTCCCGTGATCTGTCATTCACTGTAGCCGGGGTCCGTGGAGGTGCGGACGGTTCAGATGCCGTGCTATACAGTATAATCGTTTCTGCCACTTCTGTAAGCAAGGACAAGAATGGGAACTACAGCGTGTCTTCCGTATCATGTTACAGGCAAAAGTCAGTGGGAGGCGTGATATCCACCACAACGGACGGTACATTGAAATACAGCATAGACGGTGGAACAGAAACTACCATAAACAACAATACAGCCATATCAAGCGGAAACTTTACGAAGACATTGAAGTTTGTTTTCTATGTGAATGACCAGATAGTGGATATTGAAACCGTTCCCATGCTTTCTGACGGTAAGGACGGTGCTGACGGTGAGAGCATCACAGCAGCCGGTCATTGGGAGTCCGCCAACACTCCGTATGCGAAAAACAGTACAGTATCGTTTGCCGGAGGATCTTACTTAAGCAAGGTTCAAACATCCAATCCGCCACTTCCGCTTCTTCGTGTGAGAGGTGGACGTTATCTAAGGAAGAAGGATGGCGGTTACATACTTTCCGGGAAGAGATCGGACAAGGCTGTCAACTCCGACTGGCAGGAAATGACTTCCGGTGTCGAACCGTCCGCTTCGTACTGGCTTGACAGCCCGGTAAGCACAATAAACTTTACCAGTACGGGCACACCGTCACCGTCAGCGTTTGTCGTTACCATGAAACAGAATGTAGGCGGTAATGTGAGCGATACGAACAGGTTCTATCTTGCTGCACGCAAATACAACGGAAGCTGGCTGGCGCATGTAGGTGCTACCCTAAGCAATCAGATATCCGTTCCAGCGACAGCCGGATACACCCAGTTTGCCGTCCGGGCTTATCAATCCGCATCGGACGCGAACGCATGGAATAATAATTTTATCGCTGAAAAAGGGGTGGGTGTTGCTAATGATGGTTCCATAGGAGCAACAGGAGCAACAGGGGCGTTTCCCCGTGACAGAGGTGTATTCACATCAGGACAGACTTATGTCTGGAATGCGGATTACCGGGATAAGGTCATATATCTGATAGGGGGAGTTTATTATAATTTCCTTGTAAAGAATTACGGTGCTTCCGTTACCGCTGCACCCACATCAGCCAACGGGGATTCGAACTGGGAAGCCATGCAGAAGTTTGTGAATATCGCTACTGACACCCTGTTTGCCGATGGTGCGAATGTAGCCGGATTCATGTTCAAAAACAATGTGCTTAAATCCCACAACGATGAAGGTGAGACTCTTCTTATCAATGGCGTAACCGGGTATTTCAAATGTAAGAATGCAGAGATTACAGGAACAATCACAGCGGATAAAGGACGTATCGGTCCGTTCTCCATCGCTTCGGGAGTATTGTCCTCAAAGATCCTTTATAAAAATGAAACAAATAAATACGTCGGTTTCAACCTGTCTGCCGGGCAAATTGAATTTTATAGCGAAAGGACATTTGCAAACGTAAAAATCGGGGGAGACACGCAGTTTGTCACTATTGAAGGGATTAAGTATGATGCCGGAATTGATATACAGAGTCCAAATGCTATGATCGGAATGCACATCAAGACTCCGAGCATTCCTCTATTCGTGGAGGGTGGTAACATTTTCCTTCATCCGAACAATGACAGCTATGTATCCATCCGTGGCATAGTTGGCAACTGGAGGAATATCTCTGTCAAAGCTTCATTGAACAACAACGATGATAATGTGATGTTTATTAATAGAGACAATATAGAAGTGACACTTCCTCCGGATGTTCCGGGACATACCATATACTTCAAACGTATGAGCGGCGGAGTAAGATTGACAGGAGGACGGATCCTGCCTGCTCCCGGAGGACAGGAGGTGTCTTATATTGATTTGGATTTTGCATCCGGCTTCATTAAGTGTATGGGTAATTATTGGGTTATGTTTTATTGCGGATAATTTAAATATAAAGTATGAAAATAAATTTTGCACAATTTCCTATTTATGACGGGATTAAAAAAGAAAAGCTTATAGCCAGTAACATCACTGAAGCCTTCGGTGACTGGATATACAAGAACGTAGCGGGTTTGAAGGCGCATCTCCTTGCGGAGAAAATCTTCAAGTCGACTGTAGATGGTGTGGAACTTGACGAAGAGGAGGTGGATATCATAAGACGTTCTACCCCTATGTTGTCCGGCTTGCTGGCCGATTCGTTGAATGATTATCTGGATAAAAAGAAGGAGGAACAACATGAAGATTGAGAATTTGGAACGCGCCAGCCGAATTAATGACGAACTGGCGAAACTGAAGCTGGCTAAGGAAACGTTGAATAACGGAGGCTATGTCCGTATCTACAGCAGCGCCCGGTCAAGTGCCGGATGTGTGGAACTGGATATAGCAAACTTTAATGACGAGGTGAACACGTGTATAGACAACCATATCGCTGAACTTGAATCTGAAATAGAAACGCTATGAAAGAATTATGGCAATTAATCAAGATGCTGTTCTCAAGCAAGCCGGGTGATTTTGACACTCCTGAGCTGCTTGCCATGAAGCATTATCCTTTCAAGGGATACCGTTTCATGATGTGGTGCGGACGGATGATATACCGTGCCGAGAACAAGGAGAACATAGATAGGTATATGCAGACCTATGCGGGTAAGGAAAGCCTGACGCACGAAACCATACACCTGCGTCAGGCACAGGTTATCGGCTCATGGGTAAAATACTATTGGCGGTATTTTGTCGAGTGGATCAAGGGAAACCCTATCTGCCATCCTGCGAGTTCGGCATATTATACCATTCCGTATGAAATCGCCGCATACGCCAATCAGGGCAATCCTGATTACTTGAAAAACTATACGGATGATTCCTTTACTCGTTACAAGTTGAAGCATAGAAAGCGTATTTACAAGGAGCATCAAAAAGATTGGAAAACTTATATAAGAACTTTATAAAATTTGGATATTATGAGTGATTTGAATTTAGAAAATATAGTTGGCTTTAAAGCTGTGGATAAAGACGGCAACGAACAAAATGTGACAGTAGATGAAATGGTGGATATGGTTTCCACAAGAATGGTTATGGCTTTGTCTGAAACTTCAACATTTGCCGCCGCTGCTGCAACAGGAAATGACGTGTATGAAAATGAACTTCCGACAGTGACGGATGCCGCAAATGTAAGAGTTTTACAAAGTAGCGGGGATGCGGCAAAAATGACGATGCAGTCGCTTGCATCAAAACTGGGAG